TCATTCCGCCCAGGGCTCGTCCATTGTCTTCTCCCCCTTCATCGCCGCGATGCCGCTGCTGGGGATCTCGGGCGACGCGTCGCGACTGTGCAGGAAGTGAACGTTCTCACCTTCAGGCCCGCCACCGACATCGGCCGCACGAACGCGAAGCGCCCGCCACAAGAGCTCGTCCAGAAGCGCAACGTCCGGAACGCCGCGCAGCTGATCGCGGAACTCAAAGGAGGGCCGGTCGTTGCGAAGCTGCTGAAGCATTTGCTGAGAGGCCAACTGCGACGGGTCAGTACCCGGCTCGTGAGGAACATCGAGTTCCTCGCGAATGACATCCCAGTACTTCTGCGGGATCGATTGTCCCCGTTCCCAGTTGCCGATTGTCCGCTCTGAGACGCCGATCAGCGCAGCCGCTTGCCGCTGAGTGAGATCGCGAATGTAGCGAGCTTGCTTGAAGGCCTGTCCTGAGATCATGTTCCGATTCTAGGCAAGAACTGGCAAGCTCGACACCCCTATTTTCCGCTAGCCCGCGCGGATACGAAGTTTTTTTTCTTGACAAGCTTTGGATTCGGCAGGATTCTTGCCTACGCTGGACCCATGACGACACGACGACTCAACGGAGCCACCGTCAGGGCCCTCCGTGAAGCACTCGGGCTCCGCAGCCGCGACCTCTCAGAGCGAGCGGGCATCGACCCCGGGTACCTGACCAAACTCGAGAACGGCTCTCGGCAGCCGTCTGCACTCATCCTTCGCAAGCTCGCCATCGGCCTCGGCGTGAGCATCGAAGTCATCTCGTATCCCGCTGAGGTTGCAGCATGAACGATCGGCTTCCGCCCTTCTCCTCTCCCAAGACGCTTGCCGCCTATTTGGAAGTCCCCGTGAGCACGCTCGGTAACTGGCGGACAACTGGCGTCGGCCCCGTCTACTCCAAGATGAGCAACCTCGTGCGATACGCCGACACAGATGTCTACGCCTGGCTCGAGTCCACCAAGCAGAACCGCACGCTCCGATGACCCCCGCAACGAAAAAGCCCGGTGCTGGAACACCGGGCGAAGACAACAAGAACTTGGAGATTCAAATGTCCAACAACATCGTACCGTTCACCTTCGACCAGCACCAGGTTCGTGTGGTCGCTATCGAGGGCGAGCCGTGGTTCGTCCTCGCCGACCTCACCCGCGTTCTTGGGTTGAGTCAGTACCGCGCGGACCGCCTCGACGATGGGGTGATTCAGAATCATCCCATCCCGGACAGGCTTGGACGCATCCAGAACGCAACCATCGTGTCTGAGGCTGGCATGTACGAAGTCGTGATCCGCTCGGACAAACCCGAAGCGGCTGCGTTCCGTCGGTGGATCACTTCGGAGGTGCTCCCGCAGATCCGGAAGACCGGTACCTACGGTCGCGTCGCCGAGATCACGAAGTCAGACCTGGCGCGAATGGTGCTCGAGTCAGAGGCTGAGCGGGCTCAGCTTGCAGCTCGAGTGGAGGCCGACGCCCCGAAGGTACTGTTCGCGGACTCCGTCGCGACATCGGACGCCACGATCCTTGTCGGCGAGCTCGCGAAGATCCTGCGGGGTAACGGCATCGAGATCGGTCAGAACCGCCTCTTCGCGAAGCTCCGGGACGAGGGGTTCCTCATCAAGCGTGAGGGCACCGACTACAACATGCCGACGCAGAAGGCGATGGAGTTGGAGCTGTTCAAGATCAAGGAGACCGCGATCACGCACTCCGATGGTCACGTCACCGTGAACAAGACACCGAAGGTCACCGGCAAGGGCCAGTCCTACTTCATCAACCGCTACACCCCTACCGCAGCTTGACCCGACGCCGCCTCTGAGCGCGGCCCCACATTCTCCGCCAATCCACGCCCGTTGCGGGGCGGTAATTGGCGCGCCCGAAACCGGGCCAGCACCTTGACAACTCCACAGCGAACTACCCCCTACCGAAGAGGAGAAGGGGATGCCCCGCGCCTGACAACCGCGGGAAGGAAAACGCCCAGACCGGCCGTGAGCGAGATGCAGCGGCGACGTGGTGGGCAGCCGTCATGGCCGTGAGATACGCGGTGGTGGCGGCGCAAGCAGTACGGGTTCACGGGGCGCCGGCTTCCTCATCGCAGGTTGCGGGTCGGCGCGCCCACACCTTCACCGGTCGTGCGTAGAGGCGCACGCGGTGAAGAGGTAACGCCCGCAGGCATCAACGAACGGAGAACGACATGGCGCAGCTTGAGTTCAAAGAACCTCCCGCGCACGGCCGTAAGAAGCACGTGGACGACTGGAAGGACACCGCGGACCAACTCCGCAACCGCCCCGGCGAGTGGGCGCTCGTCGCGACAGACGCGTCACCGAGCATGGTTCGTCACATCAAGGCAGGAACCTACATCGGGATGCGCCCGGCAGGGCACTTCGACGCGGTATCACGGGGCAACCGCGGGTCGCGTGCAGACGAGATCTACGCCCGCTACATCGGCGGCGAGTCGTGATCGATCGTCTCGATGACCTCTACTCACTAGCTCGCAGTGAGCTCAAAGACCTGATCTCGCTTCTGCCTGAGCGCGGTCTCGTGGGTGATGAGGACCGACAGTCTCTCCGCGTAGGGAGTGGAAACGAAGACGAGTCGCCCATCAGCTTCCCGCTGCGGCATTCGTTCCTTATGCCGGCGCTGAGCGACTTCGGGGACAGGCACAACGACAGCGTTCTCAATGCCCGGCTTTACCGACGGGAACTCACTCGTTTTGCGGAAGTGTGGGCTGCGGGTCACCACCGCTACTCGGTGCGCTTCATCTGTGCCGTGGTTCACGACGATGAACTGCGAGAGGCGCTCATGCCATTGGATGCCCCACTCAACGATGTGCTGCTCCGCTCGCTGGGCAGCCTCCCGCTCGACGACCAGGTGAGTTCGCTCGCTGAGCTCGTTGGCGTGTTCCGCGATGCGGTTCGCGTCTTTGGCTTCACGGACGGCATCGGCGGCGTGAGCGTTCGTCTCGGCTACCAACTCGTTGGCCTTCTTCGCTGCGCGATTAGCGCGGGCGGCGAGCAGGACTCCGCCGAGCGCGACAACGACCGCAACGACGGAGATCCAGTTGTCGACTGACACGTGCCGAGATTACCGGCAATCAAATCTGTGAGGCATCCCCTGGCCGGGATGCCCCACGCATCAACAGAAACGGAAACGAACTGATGACAACAACACATTACCCGCGGGCACACACGAACGACCCGCAGGCCTCGCATGATGCGGCGGCGGCGCTCGATGAGAACGCGGTGTCCGCGTTGAAGCAAGCGATTCTGACGCTGCTCGCTACGCCGATGACTGCCCACGAGCTCACCAGCGCCTACGACAGGGCACGTGAGGGCATGGGGTGGCCGGCGCTGGCCGACCCGCACAACATCGCACGGCGCGTGTCCGAGTTGCACTCGGCGGGCCGCATCGTCGACACGGGCGTGAAGGGCCCGGGCAGGTACCGGCCGGCGACTGTCTGGGCGGTGGCAGCGTGAGCGCGCCGGAGCCTGTCGAGGCGCGTGACCGTCACCCGCTGCCGGACCTGATGCCGGCATCCGACTATCGGGCGCCGGCGGTCCTCGCACTGCCACTGTTCAGTGGCATCCTCGTCGCGGCGTCGGCGTGCGTGTTCGGCTTCGGCGGTATCCAGTTCCTCGGAGCGCTCACCGCGACGGTGTGCGCTGCCGTGTGGGCGTGGGACGCCTGGCTCTCCCCCGACTGTGGGGGCCGGTCGTGACCCGGTCGCGGTCGTCTGCGAAGGCGGCGGGCACACGGTTCGAGTCGCTCATCGCGGCGACCCTCGCCGAACTCCTCGACGACGACCGTGTGGAGCGGCGCGCGAAGACGGGGTCGAAGGACCGCGGCGACATCGGCGGTGTTCGCACGATACGCGGCGGCCGTGTCGTCATCGAGTGCAAGGACACCGCCCGCGACAACCTCCCCGCTTGGGTCCGTGAAGCCGAGGTGGAGCGAGGAAACGATGACGCCGTGATCGGTGTCGTCGCACACAAGAAGCGTGGCTCCGCTGTGGGTGCGGAGCAGTACATCAGCATGACCGTCGCGTCGTTCGCAGCGTTGCTGCTCGGAGGCGGCGATTTCGAGAGAGGCACCGACTAATGAGCTACACACTTCTCGACCGGAGCAACGAGGCAGAGTGGCACGCTCAACGTCGCACCGGGATCACAGCGACCGACATCGCAAGACTCAGCGGCGGCGGGCCCGCGACCTGGGCGGCGGTGAAGGCCGAGAAGCTCGGCGCCGGCTCCACCTTCCGAGGAAACCGGTACACCGAGTGGGGCAAAGAGCGCGAGCCTGTCATCGCAGGGTTCGTGGAGTTCGCCTACGACGTTCACCCGAACGACCGCGTCGCAGTGTTCGACGGTGCAGAGCCGTGGCTCGCGACCCCGGACGGACTCGGTGCAGGGCGCAACGGTGAGTACAAAACCACGACGAAGGACTGGGCGGTCGCCCTCCCGGCGATCCCGAGGAACTACGTTGCGCAGGTCGACTGGGCGCAGCTCGTCACCGCAGCGACCGAGACCGTGTTCGCGTGGGAGCCGCACGAGAACTTCATCCCCGGTGAAATCCGCACACTCCTGATTCCCCGCGCCGAAGACCGCATCAACGCTCTCATCGAGACGGCACTGCAGTTCCAGGACTACCTCGCCCGCGACGATGACGCACCGTCAGAGTGGGATGACCTGCTCGGACGGTACTCAGCCGCTCAAGCCGCAGCGGACGAAGCGCAAGCGGCACTCGACGAGGTGAAGGCTGCGATCCGGGACCGCGCCGGCGACCGCGAGGTGGCGGTGAAGTCCCCCTTCGGGTCGATCAGCTACGCGACGCCGAAGCCCCGGCAGACGTTCGACCAGGCGGCATTCCGCAAGGACCACCCGGAGATCGCCGCCGAGTACATGAAGACCACCGAGGCCGCGCAGCCGACGCTGCGCGTGACCGTGAAGGGAGCCTGACCATGGGCAAGCACGAAACGCTCGCGGCCGCGTTGGCCGCGTTCCAGATGAAGATCCCGAACGTCGCGAAGGGGCAGACGGCCGACGTCCGATCGAAGAACGGCGCGTCGTACAAGTACGACTACGCCGACCTGTCTGACGTCACTGCCGCGGTCCTGCCGTTGCTCGCCGCCGAGGGCCTGGCGTGGGTCACCGTCCCGACGTTCTCGGACGACGGCCGGTGGATGCTCGAGTATCAACTGCTCCACGAGTCGGGGCAGAGCATCCCGGGCGTCTACCCGTTGCCTGATCCGACGCGTACCGGGCCTCAGGACATGGGCGGCGCGATCACCTATGCGCGCCGCTACGCGCTCTGCGCTGTGACCGGTGTTGCTCCGGGTGGTGATGACGATGATGCGGGGTCAGCGCAGCGCGCAGGGGCGACGTCGGCGCCGCCTCCGGTCCAGGCTCCGGCTGCGCCGCCGGAGCCGCCGGCGGATTGGCAAGACCGCATCAGCGCCGCCACCTCACAGCAGGAGCTCGGGCAGATCTACACGGCCGCGACATCGAACGGCTGGATGAACGACCACGTGTTCGCCGCGTTGACGGCCCGAAAGCAGGAGGTGACGTCCAGTGGAAGTGACGAACCTGCAGACGGGTGAGCTCGTCGAGTTCCAGCCGCACACGCCGCAGGAGCTCGAGCACCTCATCACGGAGATCGGGCACCGACTTGAACAGTCGGTGCCCGTGCTGCGGGATCTCTGGGATGCCCGCTACGCGACCGAGCGGGAGTTCATCGCGGCTCACGCGAAGGAAATGCTGAGGTCACGGCAGGACGCGGTCGCGTTGCGCCGGAAGGAGGCGGACCTCGCGACGATGGACCTCAAGCGTGCGTTTGACGATGCGAAGGCCACGTTGCACGCCGCCGAGGCCCTACAGAAGGCCCTGCAGGCTCGACTGTTCGGCATGCAGAACATCAACCGGGTCGTGGCGTCGCTGTACAACGCGTCCGGGGTGATGAAGTGATCGCCCCGAAAGCCCCAACGCTGTCGAAGGCGCAGGAGAAGGCGGCGTACGAGCGTGCCACGTACCGCGACAAGAACACGTGCCAACGGTGCGGACGTTGGGGCATGACCCGGGACCACCGCAAGGAGCGTTCTCGTGGTGGCCGGACGACGCCGGCGAACCTGCAGGGCCTCTGCGGGTCGGGCACGACGGGCTGTCACGGGTGGAAGGGCGAGAACCCGGGCATCGCGGTGTTGCAGGGGTATGGGGTGCCGGGGTGGGCGGACCCGACGCAATGGCCGGCGAGGCGTTACGCCGCGGACGGCCGGCACATCTGGTGCTTGTACGACGACGAGGGTGGCTGGGTTGAGATCAGCTCGCTTGAGGCGGCGGCACGCATCAACGGAACACGGAAGGAGGAAGGACCGCAACATGGCAGACCAGTACAACGCGCGTCGAGAACACGAGCGACAGACCGAAGCTGAGGCGATCGCAGCAGTCGACCGGATCGCTCAACAGCTCATGGACGAGACGGAGGCGATCAAGCACTGGGGCGGTGAACGCCCGTACGACGGGGTGCTTTCGATGATCGCTAAACGAATCGAAGCAGCGTTCCCGCCCGAGCCCGTCGAGCACCTCGCTGTGCCCGGGCGGCAGCGCAAGAAGTTCACACACAAGGAGCGGATGACCGTCTTCCGCCGCGACTCGTACCGGTGCCGCTACTGCGGAGATGACGAGCAGCTCACCGTTGACCACGTTGTCGCGTGGTCCCGAGGCGGTTCAGACGAGCTCGACAACCTGCAGACGCTGTGCTTGAGCTGCAACAGCAGGAAGGGGGATTCAGATGGCCGTCCGCCGCGCCCGGCTTGAGTTCGAAGACCACTACACGCAGATACCGAATGCCTGGCTGAGGGACAAACGGCTGAGCCGGCGAGCACGAGGTCTGCTCGCCGAAATCATGACCCACCGCGTGGGCTGGATTGTGAACACTCGGTCGCTGATGGATAGCGGAGTCGAAGGCCGCGACGCGATCCGGAAAGCGCTGCAAGAGCTCGCCGCTAACGGGTATCTGATGCAGGAGAAAGTCACCGCGGAAGGCGGCAAGTTTGGCGGTGTTGATTACGTGCTTCAAGCCCCGCCCACCGGTGACGGAAAATCCGTCACCGGCGAATCCACCGGTGACGGATTCCCAGGGCCTGGTTCACCGCGCCCTGAAAAACCGTCGCCTGAAAATCCGCACCCTAAGAAGAACATCTCTAAGAACAACATCTCTAAAGAACAACAGGGGGGCGATGCCCTCTCCCCCACCTGTGGAAAACATCCTCATGGGACGACCGAGAAGTGCCGTGCGTGTGGCGATGCGCGGCGCCGTTGGGATGCCGCGCGAGCTCGTGAAGCGGCAGCGCCGAAACCGGCGACACCGATCCCGCCTCGTTCGACTGTCGGCATGTGCGAGCAGCACCCGTTCTACCCGGTGCCATGCGACCGATGCGCTGAGGAAGCTGCAGCATGACCGTAATCCCGATCACCGTGCATGTCGATCCGAAGACGCTCTGGCGGGCCTCCGCCCGTGCCGAGCGCAAGGGTTCCACCATCGCGGAGCTCCTCGCCGACTACGTCGCACGCCTCGCCGACGACGGACCGATCATCGACGCCCACCTCGTGCGCTTGCACGGGCAAGGCCTCCCGGACCGGATCATCGCTGACGAGCTCGGGCTCAGCCTCGACAACGTCAAGACGAGGCGGGCACGCATGAAGCTGCCGGCGCACCGTGTGCCTCGAGGTTCTGTCGCGGAGGCGCGACTCCTCGCAGCACGCGTCTAGAACAACACCCATTTCACGACCCCACCGGGCTGCCGGCGAGGGTCTTTTTTCATGCTCGAAAGGAGCACACACATGGCCGGTGAAACGGTAATCACAGTCGTTGGCAACCTGACAGATGCACCGGAGCTCAGGTACACGTCGTCAGGGCTTGCGGTGGCGAACTTCACGATCGCTTCCACGCCCCGTGTCTTCGACCGGCAGGCCGGCACGCACAAGGACGGCGAGCCGCTGTTCTTGCGCTGCTCGGCCTGGCGGGAGTTCGCGGAGAACGTCGCTAGCTCGCTGACGAAGGGCGCCCGCGTGATCGCGCAGGGTCGTCTGCGTCAGCGCTCCTACGACACGAAGGAGGGCGAGAAGCGCACCGTCATCGAGCTCGAGGTCGACGAGATCGGCCCGAGCCTCCGCTACGCGACCGCACAGGTCACCCGCACGCCCCGCCAGGACGGCCAGGGCGGCGGGAACTTCCCACCGGCGGGCAACCAGTCGTCCGGGGGCGCGTACGCCCCGCAGGGCGAGCCGTGGGCGCAGCACGGCCCCGGCCAGGCGCAGGGCGCAGCACAGGACGCATGGAACAACGGGAGCTTCGGCGATGAAACACCTTTCTAGGTCGGTAAGTTTCGTCGGCGCCCAGACAGTCGGCTGGGCGCCCGAACCGCAGCCCCGGCTCCGCGCCGAGAACATGCCCACCGTGCGATGCGGCGTCTGCATGAACAACCCGCAGGGCTATTCCACGGTGCGATGCCCGCGGAACCATCCACAACCGACGCCGCGGCCACGCAGCGACACAATGACGACGCTCGAGGAGGTGGTCGCCGCATGGAACAGCTGACGTTGCACGCCGGCGACTGCCGCACGGTCATGGCTGAGATGCCGGATGCCTCGGTCGACGCGATCGTCACGGACCCGCCCTACGAGCTCGGCTTCATGGGCAAGGGGTGGGATTCGTCGGGCATCGCGTACGACCCGGAGGTGTGGGCACAAGCCCTCCGGGTGTTGAAGCCTGGCGGGCACCTGCTCGCGTTCGGCGCGACACGCACCTGGCATCGCCTCGCCGTTGCGGTGGAAGATGCCGGGTTCGAGATCCGCGAAAGCATCGTGTGGATGTACGGGTCCGGGTTCCCGAAGTCGATGGACGTCGCCAAGGCGATCACGGGCCACGAGAGTGGACACGGTTCCAACTCAGGTGCGATCAGGCGCGCGGCTATGGGCGACGCCTACGTGCCTTCGGGGCGGCTCGGCAACCGTGATGGTGCTGGTCGACGTGACACCGGGCTGAACGGCCACGAGTTGAAGCTCAGCGAGAACGGCGAGAAGTGGGCCGGCTGGGGGACGGCGCTCAAGCCTGCGTTCGAGCCTGTCGTGGTCGCCCGCAAGCCTCTCGCCGGGACGGTCGCCGCGAACGTCCTCGCGCACGGGACTGGGGCGCTGAACATCGACGCCAGCAGGATCGGTCGGGGTGACGGTGACCGCACCGAGTACGGGCGCGACAAGCTGCTCGACTACGCACACGAGTCGGTGGCGTTGGGGAAGTTCAACCAGACCACCCCGTACGCACCGCACGATGCGGGCCGGTTCCCGTCGAACGTGATCCTGGACGAATCGCAAGCCGCCGAGCTCGACAAGCAGACCGGCGTCACCGCATCGCGGAAGGGCAAACCCCGCAGCGGAAAGAACGGTGACGGGTGGGGCATGACCGCGACCGGTGCCGAGTACGACGACATCGGCGGCGCGTCCCGGTTCTTCTACGTCGCGAAGGCCGGCGCGGACGAGCGTCCCGTGGTCGATGGTGTCGCGCACGCCACGGTGAAGCCGCTGGCGCTGATGCGGTACCTCGTGCGCCTCATCACCCCGCCAGGCGGGACGGTGCTTGACCCGTTCGCCGGGTCCGGGACGACTCTCGAGGCCGCCCTGGTCGAGGGGTTCAACGCGGTCGGGATCGAGCTCGAAGCCGACCACCTGCCTCTCATCCGCAAACGGCTCGGGAAGCCGATCCAGCAGTCCCTCTTCGGAGATTGGAGCGACACAGCATGAACGAACGCACCTGTGTGAGGGGATGCGTCTACACCGGTCAGCACTACGACCAGTGCCTCCGCGATCGCGTGTTCGGCGGCAAGGCTGAGTGCGACGGGTGCCTCCGGGTGCCCGCCGCGCACGGCGTCATGGTGTGCCAAGACGACTGGAACCGGTACCTGGGCGTGCTGCAGGTCGCACCGGACCTGGTGACGTTCCTCCGCACCGTGATCGATCCGACGAAGGCCGTCCGGTACGGGGAACGTGTGTCGACGTCCAAACCTGACGCGCCGGCCCCGATGGATGTGTCTGCGGTGGACGCGGTGAACGAGATCGTGAACACGATCATCGGTCAGGCGGAGTGGCACGGCGACGAACGAACGTATGGCCGCTGGTCTGTTGGTGTCCCTGCCGGCGCGACTGGTGTGGAGGTGCACGACCAGGTCGGGCCTGCCTGTGCGTACCTCACCGACCACGCCGCCGAGGTGCTGAACAGCGCCAGTGCCGGCGACACGGTCCGTGTGCTCCTCGATGACGGAGTGTGGACGGTCGAGCGGGCTCTGGCCCGGTGGCCGCACGCGGCGTGGGCGGTCGACCCGTACCAGGTGTCGATGCCGTGCCTGTCGTGCGAACGCCGCACGGTCCTCGCCTATCCGGCATCGATCCCGGGGTTCCCGACCAACTACCGGTGCCTGGCCTGCGGCTGGGCACCATCCGACGCGGACCACAGCACCGTGGCCGCATACCTCGAAGGAGAACCAGCATGACCGAGAACATCGACCACAAGCCATTCACCCTCGACGACCTGCAGGAGGACCTGAGCCTCGCAAACGAGCTCGCCGAGGAGTTCGCCTACGGGCGCGACGAGGCCGGGCTGTTCGTTGAGCAGTACAGGCTGCCAGACGCTTCCCTCGTCGCGAGGTACCGCCTCGACGTGACGATCAAGGCGGTCGAGTCATGACCGAGAACATCACGCCCCAAGCAGAGGTGGACGGGCTTCTCGAGGCTGTTCACGACTGGCAGGCGCACGAGGGCATCACTGATGCCACGATGCTCGCGTCCGTGGGTGAGGCACAGGCTATCGCGACCCTCGCTCTCGTGGAGCAGCAGCGCATCGCCAACCTCATCGCGCTGTACCAGGCGGACTCGGACATTCTCGATGACCCGAGATTTGATGCCGCAAAAGCCGACATTAGGAAGGCGCTGGGGCTGTCATGAGCGAGCGGGACTGCTTGCAGTGTGGTGAAAGCCAGGCCGCGATCCGAGCAAGCCAGAGCGCCAGAGACCCCATCTTCTGCGGTGCCGTGGATTACTTCGGAGAGTGCGAGTGGGAGCAGGAACGTCACCGGTTCCGAGACTGGTCAGACAAGGAGCTGATCGAGGGCTGGAAGGTGCAACCGGAGCACGTGGACAAATACCGGCGAATCATGAACGGCTACGAGATTGCCGATGAACACCGAATCGAAGGATGGAGAAACGCATGAGCGAAACGTTGGCCCTGCTTGAGCGGGCACACGCGCACCTGACCGAACTGCGAGACGCGACCAGCCGCAACGGATGGCAAGGCATCGGCTACTTCCAGCACTGGGGCGGGCAGAACCAGAACGGGGACTACGCAGAGTCGATCCTGTTCGACCAGCGGGGAGAGCCCTTGGTCTATGGGCTCCCCGATGCTCACGGGGACCTGATCGTGGCCTTGCACCGCACCATCGACGCGCAACTGGCGATCCTGGCGGCAGACATCGAACTGGGCAGGGGGGTCGAATCGCTCTTCGAAATGGAACTGGTTACCTACTCGTCTACAGCCCTGGCCCGCGCGGTTCTGGGGGAGGAAGCATGAGATACAAGCCGAATCAGCGAGTGGCCTACTACGAAGTCACTGGCAAGTCCGACCCGTGCCCCGCGCGAATTGAAGTCGGTGAAATCCTCATCGACCGGCCGCGAGGTAAGACCACGGTCTGGGATTTCTTCAACTCCCGCACCGAGGAGCCCGCCTGGGTTACCGGAGAACTACTCGGATACGCCCGAGTTGACCCAGGAACGATGAAGCCCGTACCGGAACCGAAACTGCAAGCGGTATTGGAGCGGCGCAAGTCACTCGGGGAGGAAGCATGAGCGGCTGGTGGGTCGGCGTTGGTGATGACGCTGAGCTAGTGGCTCGCCACGTTCCGGGCCGGGATAACCCCTACCTCGGAATTCAGGAGGGAAACACGTTCGTCGCGGTAGCTGAGTTCATCAGTGACGCCGACATGGATTACCTCAAAGCAAAGCTCGCGGGCGTGTTTTTCATGCCTGCCGCACTGAACGAAGGGAACACCGATGACTAGGCCCCGTACGCCTGAGTTCTTCCCCCGCATGAAGGTTCGCGGGAAACGACGACGTCAGCCCAAACGGCGCTTGGCTCCGGCATGGGCCGAACAGGTTGCGGCCGCGTGCGCCGCCGGTGGTGTTTCGCTCGAACGGTTCGCACGCGCTGTTCGTGCGTTCGCCGCCACCGTCCCACCAACCCGGCCCATCGCCATTACCGGAATCCACAAACCCAACGAAGGGAACACCGATGACTGACAACAAGAAGCTGATCGAAGAGGCACGGGGGAAGTTCCGCTCGCTGGACGGCGTGGTCGTGGTCTCGCCGCGACTGCTGTCCCGCCTCGCCGACGCCCTCGAAGCTGCGAAGGAAAGGCGTGTCGTGCGCTCGAAGGCGGAGCTGTTGGGGCTCCGCAAGGGGAGCGTCGTGGTCGACAGGCAGGGCGTCGTTGCGGTCGTTTGGGGGATGAACGTGTACGAGTTCGGCGAGAGCCTGGTCCTCCCCGCCACGGTCCTGTACACCCCGGAGGTGACCCGATGACTGACTACAAGAAGCTGATTGACCAACTGCGAGCGGTTGAGCCGACCTGGCCTCGCGGTATGTACGGGTGCCCTCGGGACATGTACTCCGACGTAAAGCCCCTCATGAATGAGGCTGCCAACGCTCTCGAAGCCGCGACGGAACCGCGCATCGTGCGGACCGCAGAACAGCTACGCGCGCTGCCGGTAGGGAGCGTGGTGCTGGATGTCTGGGGGGTGGCGTGGCAGTCCCATGTGCTTGAGCCCCTCGGCGTCCGGTGGAGAGACGCGAACAGCAAGTCGAGCGAAGTCCACGCGCGCTTGCTCGTAAGTCGTTGCTCCCTCATCGTCCTGCACGCCCCGGAGGTGACCCGATGAGCGGGCAGATGCGCGTGCTCACGGTGCGTCAGCCGTGGGCGTCGGCCATCATCCACGGCGGCAAGGACGTCGAGAACCGCGTGCGGAACATCGCCGGGACATACCGCGGCCCCGTAGCTATCCACGCCGCAGCGGGGAAAGCCGCGGAGATCACGGACGAGCAAGAGGCCCGCCTGCTCGCAGCAGATGCAGACGAGCTCGGCGGCATCGCAGCATGGCTCGACGGAGAACCGATCCGGGGTGGCGTCATCCTCGGAGTCGTCGACCTGGTGGACGTGCACAGCGTCAACGACTGCGGCGGTTGCAGCGAGTGGGGCGAGCCCGAGCATCATCACCTCGTGCTCCGTGACGCTCGCCCCGTCGTCCCGGTGCCCTACCGGGGCGCGCTTGGTCTCCGCTGGCTCGACGCTGACACGTACTCGGCCCTGCACGCGCAGGGGGTGACCCGATGACTGACCCGGACCTGGACAAGCTCGCCGAAGAGATCGCTCGGCACAAGCTCATACACGTATCTGTTAGCCGAGACGCCTGCTACTGCCGGTGCGGAGAGAAATACCCACGCAACGGCGAGGAACATCTGAGGTGGTTCGACATGCATTTGGCCCGTGCCGTGTTCGCATGGATGCAGCGTGACGTGTTGAAGGCCCGCCTGGACGCGCAGGCACCCGACGAGGACCAGCGGAAGAGCCTGGATCGCGTGATCGGGGCCGTCGTGTCCAACTCCATGAATCATCCAGTCCCGCACGTTGTGCTGGGGCGCGATGTCTCAGGGTTGCGGATGAAACTCACGGACGCCGTTCTGGCCTGGCTCCAAGGCAACGGCTGGGCTGCACCCGACGAGGGTGAGTGGGAGTACACGGATTCCGAGAAGCACCCAGGACCGAACCACCTAACCGCGTTCTCTGCAAGCCTCGAAGCCCTATCCGCAAGACAGGCACGCCGGACGCGGCTGGGACACGAACCACTAACCATTTGGCGTCGTCGCCGGGCAGGCGCGTGGGAACCCGTGGTGCCGCCGTCATGAACATGTCGCAAGCATTCGTTGATACCCGAGGGGGCGTACTGAAAGTGCGCCCCCTTATTGACGCCCCAGCAGGTCCGTCACCACACGAACGGGTGCCGTGGACCGTCATGGGGTCGATCAAGCACTGGCAAGACGGGTGGCACTGGGCATGCGGCAAACGAGTCGGCATCGCACCCGACGAACAAGCCGCCATCCGCCACGCCCTCGCCACCCTCGACCTCACACCAGCACAACCACAAGACACCACACCCGGCCTGTTCTAGGCGGGGAGGAAGGAACACCATGAAGGCGAAAGACCTCCGCGGCCTCGCAACCGCAGTCTTCCGAGGCATCACACCAGAGCAACGCCGCTTCATCGCCCGCGAAGCCGCGTATCAGGACCACGATGCCGCCTTGCGGGCACTCGCGGCGACACCCGACCAGCTCGATGCGGCCCGGATGGTCGTCGCCTCAGGCGCAACCGCGCGCGAGGTCGCCGTCTTCACCAAGATGGCGGCAAGACGCCGCGTCACTAGCGAGGATCTCTGCATCCTCGAAGACTGCGGCTACGACATCAGGCTCAGGAGGGCACTATGACAGCGCAGTGGGTCACAGTCGCGCAGGCTGCGAAGATGGCGAATGTCACGCCATCGATCGTGCACCGATGGGTGAAGGCCGGCAAGGTGACGAAGGTCGCCACCGGTCGTGCGGCACGGGTACGACTCGATCAGGTCCTCAACGCCGAACGCTCGGGACGCCAGAACCACGGGCGGGGTCGAGTTAAAGCCCAGGCCAGTGGCGGTTAAACGGTCACAATTGTCACTCTGCCGTGGTACGCTAGACGTATCGAATTCTGAATGCCCCGGAACCTGAAACGGTCCCGGGGCATTCGGCGTTTCAGCAGTGAATCAGATCAGCGTCAGCGAATTCGATGCGGGCGCCGGAACATGCGAAACGTTCCGCACCCCACACCTCGGGCACTCCACCCGATGCACTGGCAAAGCCAGACGCTCCGGATTGTCGGACACCTTCGAGATAGCCGCCCCGCAATCCCTGCAGCCAAGCCCACTGACTGCCTTCTTCACCACTTCAGGCTCAAGAGCCATACGCTCCCCCTTTTGCTTCTCGCCGATACCCGACGAGGCAGACACTCGCCTACGCCTCAACGCTACCCACAGCCGCCGACAGGAGAGCCCGATGACCATTCCCAAGATCGCCACGCACTACAGCCTCGCCAAGCCCGACGAGTACGAAGCGACCGAACTCATCGGCGAACCCATCCCCCACCCTGACGCCCTCACCATCAACGACACCCCCGTCCCCGGATACGTCGCATGCAGCGAATGTCACCACGCAGTACCCGACACCGCATACGCCTGGGACTCGCACACCAGAGCTCACGGCACCCCACTTCCTCTCGCCGACACCCAGTAACCGCCGGCACCGACCCCGCCCGGAGGTGAACAGTGGCAACAACATTCACCGACGAAATGCGTGCGGAGGCGCGTCGCCTTCACGCCGAGGGGCTGGGTTGCAACGCGATCGCGAAGCGCATCGGGATCTCCCCCGCCGCCGTGTCCCGGTGGGCGAAGCGTGAGGGGCTCGTGTTCGACCGGTCGCGGACGAAGCGTGCGGTTGAGGCTCACACGGTGGATCTCGCTGCTGCTCGTCTTCGTCTGGTGGGGAAGATGGCTACCGCTGCTGAGGGCATGCTGGACAGCATCGGTTCCCCGTACCTGGTGTACAACTTCGGCGGGAAGGACAACACGTACGAGGAGCACACCCTCGCGTCTCCCCCGGTCGAGGTGAAACGCTCGATTATCGTGACGGCTGGTATCGCGTTCGACAAGGCGTCCCGCATCGTGGAGCGCGACCCCGACGTGTCCGGCCCGGTGTCGACGCTGCAGAAGCTCGAGACCGCGTTCGAGTCGATCCTCCGCACCACGGACACTCCTGATGGGGCGTGACGCGTTCGGCCAGGTCACAGACGTAATGTCGCTGTCGCAGATGCGGTCCATCGTTCACTGCCGCGACAAGAAGGTCGCACTGTGGTCGGGGGCCGTGTCGTCTGGGAAGACGTTCTCGTCGCTGTGGGCGTTCCTCATGGCTGTGCCTCGTGCGCCCCGTGGCGGCAACATCGTCATCGTGGGTCGAACACTCGACACGGTGTACGCGAACGTGTTCAAGCTCCTCACTGACCCTGCGATCTTCGGCGACCTGGCCAAGCATGTGTCCTACACGCAGGGGGCGAAGACGGCGACGATCCTCGGCCGTGAAGTTCTCGTGTACGGGGCGAACGACGGCACCTCGGAGACGAAGATCCGCGGATCGACTATCGGCCTCGCCTACGTTGACGAGCTCACGATCCTGCCTGAGGGGTTCTGGGACATGCTGTACACGCGTCTCCGTGTCCCCGGCGCCCGTGTCATGGCGACGACGAACCCCGGTTCTCAGAACCACTGGTTGCGGAAGAAGTGGATTCTCAAGGCCGAGCAGAAGGGCCTCATCCACTTTCACTTCACGATGGACGACAACCCGTCGTTGGAGCCGGAGTACGTTGCCGAGCAGAAGGCCGCGTTCGCTGGTGTGTTCTACGACCGCTTCATCCGCGGGTTGTGGACGAACGCTGAGGGCGCCGTGTACTCGATGTGGGACGCAGAGAAGCACGTTGTTCCCTGGGGCGATCTACCACCGATCGAACGTGTCCTCAGTGTCGGTACCGACTACGGAACCACGAACACCACCGCCGCAGTGATGCTCGGCCTCACTGCCGAGGAGATCCCCCGCCTGGTGCTGCTGGACGAGTGGTCGTACTCATCCCGTGACAACCACGGCCGCACAGTCTCGGATGACTACCTCGCCCGCAACATCATCGACTGGCTCCCCCAGAGGCACCACCCGGAGGGCAACCCGCTCCCTGAGTACGTGTTCCTGGACCCGTCAGCCGCGTCGCTACGCACCCGCATGCGCGAGCTCGGCACGACGACGTGGGCGGCAGACAACGACGTGTCAGCCGGCATCGGTGACGTCGGGGCGCTCCTGGACCGGGGACGCCTCATCGTGTCCGACCGGTGCGCGGGCGTGCTCGAGGAGATCACGGAGTTCCAGTGGGACCCGAAGGCTGCTGAGAAGGGCGTCGACGCTGTGATCAAGCGCGATGACCACTTCATGGATGCCCTGCGGTATGCGGTGCGGTCCTCGCGGAACCTCTGGGCCCCGTACATCAACTACACCGACAAGGAGGCCGCATGATGGTCGCAGCACTGAACATCAAGCCGTGGCGTGTGCTCATCGACACCGGCAAGGACGAGCCCGTCATCGTCGGCACGGTCGAGCTCAGCATCGACACCGCCGCGGACGGCACGGTGACCGCGGACTTCCGCCGGCAGCGCCGCGAACTGAAGCGGCTACTGCGTGCCGCCGCGAGGGCCGTATGAGTGACCGGTTCGAGTGCGAGTGCGGACGTTCCTGGTGGTCCGCGAAGGCCATGATGCTGTGCCCCCACGACCGCCGCCCGTCTCAGACTGTGCCGTACGCCGAGGAGGTGCCGCATGCTGCCTCGTGAGAACACGTCCTGGCCGCCGTCGCCGTGGGACCACGCCTATGCGACGTACGCGGAGAACGAAGCCTGGTACCTCGGCGACACGAAGCGCCTGCAGGCGATCTACCGCCGTCAGGGACAGGCGACGCACACGCACCGGGGCGAACTACACACGGGCGGTGTCGTCGGTGCTGTGTCGCGCATGTTCTGGGGTCGCCCCGTGCCGCCCGGCGAGCACCGCACTCGTGTGCACATTCCGGCACCGTCTGACCTGGCGACGCTGTCGTCGGACTTGATCTTCTCCGAACCGCCCGAGGTCACCCTCAGCGTGGAGGACAAGAAGGCGCAGGCCAGGCTTGACGTCATCGGCAACTCAGACGACGCACACGCCATGTTCAACACCATGGGTGAGCTCAAGTCCGTTTTCGGTGCGACCGCGCTCGTCACCCGGTGGGACACGGACATCGCGGACCACGCCTGGTTGGAGTGTGCAGCCGCTGACGTTGTCATCCCGACGTTCCGGTCCGGGAAGCTCGCGTCTCTCGCACTGTGGACAGAGCACCGGGATGGGCAGCGCGTGTACCGGCATGTGGAGGACCACCAGCCGGGGTTCATCGAGCACGCCCTCTACCTCGGCACGGCGGACAACCTGGGGCGGCGTGTGCCGTTGCAGGAGCGCCCGGAGACGGAGCACCTGGCGTTGCTCGTCGACGGAGACTCTCGGATGCTCACCGGCATCGACCGGTTGACGGCGTCGTACAACATCAACATGCCGTCGCGTGCGTGGCGGAAGCGCGGCCAGCTTGCGCATGCGGGCCGGTCTGACTTCGCCGGCGCCCTGCAGCTGTTCGATGCGATTGACGAGACGTGGTCGTCGTGGATGCGTGACCTGAAGCTCGCCGGCGGGAAGGTCATCGTCCCGGACGCGTACCTGCAGTCCAACGGGCGCGGTAAGGGTGCGTTCTTCGACGAGTCGCGTGAGTTCATGGTCGGCATCAACTCCCCCGGCGACCCGAACGGTGCCGGCAAGCTCGACGTGGTGCAGTTCAAGATCCGTGTCGAGGAGCACGAGCGCACCCTGTACGGGCTGTACAAGGAGCTGCTGCGGCATGCGGGCTACTCGCATTCGGTGTGGGGCGAGTACAACTCGTCGTCGCAGGCCACCGCGACGGAGGTCGAGGACCGCAACAAGGCGTCGGAGCGGACCCGTGACAAGAAGGCCCTGTTCGACCGGGCGGCGATCGCTGAGCAGTCAGCGACCGCGCTCGAGGTCGACGGGCTGTTGTTCCCGGGGAAGGGCGGCGGACGGTTCGACTTGCCGCAGGTCGTGTTCCCTGAGGTGTCGCAGATTGACCCGGAGAAGGGTGCGCGTGTGGTGCAGTTGCTCTCCGCGGCGGGGGCTGCGTCCACGCAGACGCTCGTGGCGCGTGCGAATCCTGACTGGGATGAGGCGCGGGTCACGCAGGAGGTCGAAGCGATCGAGGCGGTGAAGCAGTCCTCACGAATGGTCGACCCGGCCGGTGTGACGTTCTGACGTTTGGGAGGAGGCCACCGTGCCGCAGTTCCTCCCCAACCCGGATGTTGACCCGGCGCAGCTGATCGAAGACCTCGCTGCCGCGCTGGCATCGCACTACACGGGCATCGAGGCGCGGCTGCAGGCCGAGCTCGCCCGTCGCCTCCGCAAGGGCTTGGAGCAGTACCCGGACCTGACGGAGCGGGCCCGTGTGATGAAGGAGCTCGACGCGGAAGCCCGTGCCGCGCTCGGCGGCACGAACGCCCGCACGCTCGCTGCGTCGGTGATCAGCATCGCCACAGCGCAGGGCACTGTGGCCGCGGCGGACTGGCTCGACCTCGCGAAGCACCTGCCTCGCACGGTCGGGTACACCACCACGTCGGCGAACGCCGGACTCATGCTCACCATGGATCTGGCGAACAAGCTCGAAGCGCTGCACCTGCGCATCCTGCGGTACCCGTCGGATGAGTACCAGCGCATCGTGGCCGCGATCAGCCCTGACATTCTCGGCGGCACGTCCACGTTGCGGGTGACGCAGGCGCAGATCGTGTCGAAGTTCCTGTCGGAGGGCATCACAGGGTTCGTCGACAGGGCGGACAGGCGGTGGCGCATCGGCTCCTACGCAGAGATGGCGACCCGCACAGCGGTGAACCGGGCCTGGTCGGATGCTGGCGTGTACCGGATGCAGCAGTCGGGCATCAACCTGGTCACCCCGTCGGTCGCGGTGGATGCGTGCGAACGGTGCTCGGCGTGGGCGGGGAAGACCCTGTCGACGGACGGTGTCACGGGTGTGCGCCTCGTGCAGCACGCCCTTGAGGATCGCATGGTGTCCGTCGCCGTGGATGCGACCCTCGAGGAGGCGCGTGCGGCAGGGCTGCAGCACCCGAACTGCCGGGACACGATGCTGCCCGTCATGCCCGGTCTGCCTGCACCGCCGGTCAGTGCTGCTGATCCGGCGAAGGCTGAGGCGCGCGACAAACTGCGTGCGCTCGAGCGGGAGGTGCGGTCGGCGAAGCGTGACGAGGTCACCGCGCCGACGCCTGCCGCCCGGGCAGAGGCTCGCGCGGCGGTGCTCGAGGCGCAGGCCGATGTGCGGGAGCATGTGAAGCGCACGGGTGTGACGCGGCGGAACTACCGGGAGCAGCTGCACTTCTCAGATGGGCAGGGACTGACCGCGCCGAACGCCGCGCCGTCGAGGACCGGCGCGGTTCGCGTGCCCGACGGCGCTGTCGTCGAGGGCCATGAGCGTGCCACGGCGGATGTTCTCGCCAGGTACGGGCATGACGTGGAGTTCCGGCCGTTGTCGTTCGAGCCGGGCGTGAAGAACCCGGACGTGCTGATGGATGGGGAGATCTGGGAGTTCAAGGCCCCGCTTGGGTCAGGGAAGAACACGATCGCCCACCAATTCAGTCGAGCTGGTCGTCAGAGTTCTCGTCTCGTGCTCGACATGTCACGCAGCCCGATTCCCGATGCTGACGCATTGGCTGAGGCGACCCGGCGTCTTCGGTCTGGCCCGAAGGTGACGGAGCTCATCTTCATCGGCAAGGACGGTGTTCCTATTCACGTCCACCGGAGTTAAACTGGTGGCGAGCCCGGCGGGCAGTGCTGTACGCACAGCCTCAGCCGGGTTCCTCGTTCCCGCCCATGGCATGAACGAAACAGGACCCGGCGGGCAGTACCAACGTGCAGCCTTAGCCGGGTCCCTTCATTCCACTATTTGAAGCCCCTGGCCTTACGGTCCGGGGCTTTTTCTATGCCCGGGGGCGACGTCAACACGTAGTACGCGTGAAGGGCGACCCATGATGCGGCCTCTCCGAACGCGGAGGCGTCCCTGCGTCACCCCCGACCATCCGTCCGAGGCGCCCTGTCATGCGTCTTTCCGTCGGCCAGCTCAGCCGTGGACGAAACGAGCCGCCCGCCCCGTATGTCGAGATGCGTTCTCCGTGCGGGGCGGGCCCATTCTCCCCGGCTGTCACGAGGGCGGTCGGGTTCCACCGAGAGCAGGAGGCTCACATGTCCGAAGTCACGCCCGCCCCAAGCGATCCCCCCGTCGAGTCGACGCCTGCACCCGTCGAGCCGCAGCCGACGTCTCCGGCGCCGCAGCAGGCCGCCCCGGCGCCCACGCCGGAGCCCGTCAAGGTGAAGGGCGACGCCGACGACTACATCCGGGAGCTCCGCGACGAAGCCAAGCAGCGCCGCATCGCCGCCGAGACACTCACGAAAGAGCGCGACGAAGCCGCCACCGCGCGCGACGCCGTCACCGCCGAGCGCGACACCCTCGCCCGGCAGAACGCCGTCATCCTCGCATCGCAGGGCCTCGGCGCGAACGCCGCCGCGATCCTCGACTCCCGCGCTCTCGAATCCAAGCTCGCTGCGGTAGATCCCAGCGACCCGGACGCCGTGAAGGCCTTCATCACCGAAGCGATGGAGGCCAACGCCGCGTTCAAGACCGGCCCGGTCATCCCGTCGAGGAACGGCGGAGCACACCAGGGCGGCACACCCGCAGCACAACCACTCTCGCTCGACGCCGCCGTCCGCGGCGCGCTGGGCGGCTAACAATCTGAAAGGGGCACCATGCCTATCTCCCTCGCTGAGTCCAAGCTCAACGCTCAGACCGACCTCGATGTGTCGGTCATCGACGAGTTCCGCAAGTCCGGTGCGATCGCCGACTCGCTGATCTTCGACGACGCCGTCAACCCTGCCGGCGGCGGCGCCACCCTCACCTACGGGTACCGTCGCCTGGTCACGCAGGCCAACGCGAACACTCGTGAGTTCAACAAGGAGTACACGCCTGAGAATGTGCAGACGAAGCACTTCACGACCGAGCTCGGCGTCCTCGGTGGCGCGTTCGAGGTCGACCGTGTGCTCGCGAAGATCGGCCCGGCCGCGTCCGGCTCGATCTCGCTGAACATCGGCCAGCTCGTGAAGGCCACGAACGCGAAGTTCGCCGACCTCGTCATCAACGGTGACGTCGCGGTGGACGCGAACGGGTTCGACGGTCTCGACAAGGCCCTGACCGGGTCGGACACGGAGTTCCGTGCAGGCCAGGTCACGGACTGGTCCGACTTCGACACCGACGCTCGTGCGGAGCACAAGGCGCTCGACGTCATCGACGAGTTCCTGTCGCTGCTCGACGGCGCCCCGACCGTGATCGTCGGTAACGCGAAGGCCCTCGCCCGGGTTCGTGCGGCTGCCCGCCGTGCCGGCATGTACACGAAGGACCCCGTCGAGGGTCTGGTCGGTGCGAACGGTCGCCCGATCGAGCGCGAGACGTACGGCGGCATCGTGTTCGCCGACGCTGGCGCGAAGGCGGGATCGAACGACCCGATCGTGAAGCTCGGCACCCGCACCGTCGACGGCGCAGAGGTCACGGGTCTGACGGACCTGTACGCCTACCGTGTCGGCCTCAACGGCTTCCACGGTGTGTCCACGGCGGGCGGGCAGCTCGCGCAGACGTGGCTGCCGGACTTCTCCACCGCTGGTGCGGTGAAGAAGGGCGAGGTCGAGCTCGGCCCGGTGTCCGTCGCGCTGAAGGCCACGAAGGCCGCGGCCGTGTTCCGCAACATCAAGGTGGCGTGACCATGGCGAAGGCAACCGTGACCGCGCCCGTGGCCGGGTTCACCGGCTCTGTGGCCGGTGTGACGTTCGCCGACGGTAAGGCTGAAGGCGAGATCCCGCAGGCCGCGCTGTCGTACTTCGAGCGGCAGGGCTACACCGTCGAGGTGAAGCCGGCACGCAAGAAGGCCGACCCGAAGGCCGACGAGGGCAAGCCCGCCGAGGGTGAGACGCCGCCCGTCGCCGAGTAACCACCTGGGAGGGGCCGACACCACGTCGGCCCCTCCCCTGGCCTGCCAGGAGGCGACCATGAGCGAACCCGTCTACGCCACCCGGGATGACTGGGACAGCTTCGGCAGCGAAGCGGAACCGGACCCTGACCTGCTCGATGCGCTGCTCGCGCGCGCATCCCGGGAGGTCGACAGCCTCCTCGTCGGCGCCGTGTATGCGGTCGACGAGAACGAGCAGCCCACCGACCCGTCTGTGCGTTCCGCTCTCGCACGCGCCACGTGCGCTTTCGTTGAGTGGTGGGACGACGCCGGTGACATCTCCGGCGCGGCCGCTGCCGGCGGGGCGGTGTCTCTCGGGGCGCTGTCGCTCGGCGGTGGCACGGGGGCGTCCGGCAGTACCGGACGCACTCCCGCGGCCGCGGTCACGGCTCTGCGCGTCGCTGGCCTTGTCGTCAGGGTCGACCATTGACCCGCCGCATCCCCCGCCGCCTCCTGCCGCACCGGGGCACGTCGGTGAAGCCGTTCACCGGCACAGGCCCACGCGGCCCCATCTACACCGACCCGGTACCGGTGAAGCGGTCACAGGTGGAGCAGAAGACCCGCCTGGTGCGAGACAAGGACGGCCGTGAGGTCGTGTCCTCCACGACGGTGTACCTCGAGCCGGGCCCGCACGCGGACCCCGGGTCGATCGTGACGGTGCACACCGGTAAGCCGGCAGAGCGCACGGCGAAGCTCATCACGACGGAGTACATGCAGCATCCGCAGGTCGGCGAGTACCTGGCTTGGAGGTTGGAGTAATGGCTCAGACCTCAGGGTGGCGTGGGGACGAGTTCGCGAAGCTGTCCGCGGTGGGTGCGGCTTCCGGGCTGACGAAGGCGGCGGAGTTCCTGCGCGGACAGTCCGTCCCACTGGTGCCGGTAGACAGAGGAGACCTGGAAGATTCAGCGTCGGTACAGCCTGCCACGGTGAGCGATCTCGAAGCGACGGTGTCGTACGACACTCCCTACGCCGTCATCCAGCACGAACGGCTCGACTTTCACCACTCGGAGGGGCAGGCGAAGTACCTCGAGGGTCCCCTCGAGGAGAACCGCGGGACGCTGCAGGAGCTCATTGCAACGGAGGTGCGCCGTGCCACCGGAGGATAGCTACGTGCCCGCGCTGATGTCTGGCCTTGCCGAGCACATCAGCGCGGCCGGTATCGCCACGTACCGGGCAGACGCGCCCTACGCCGATGACGAGCTCGGCATCGTCTTTCAGACCATGCCAGAGACGGGCACCGCGATGTGCATCAGCTACTACGGCAGCACCGACCCGACCGATGCGCAGATCGCGGAGACGCGACTGCAGGTCAGGTGGCGGTGCGGAGAAGACCCGTTCGCCGGCCTCGCTGTCATGGACCAGCTGCGCGCACTGCTGCACCGCCGCCTGTATCTGCGGCTCGGCACTGTGCAGGTCACCAGCGTCCGCAGGATCTCCGCGGGCCCCCTCGGCAACACCGACGACCGGCCCGAGTTCGTATCGAGCTTCGGGTTCGTGGGCCTGCGCCCACTCCCACCGGTACGCGACCCCGCGTAACGGAACACCCCACCAGCCCCGCCATCGTGCGGGGCTTTCGCAGTTAAGGAGCGAACCGCATGACCACTTTCGATCAGATCAAGCCCACCGCGGGTGACACCCTCGCGTCGCACGAGTACATCCTCGACATCGCGAAGTACGCCACGACCGGTGTCGTGCCGTCCTCGTTCATCAACGTGCCCGACTTCAAGGACTTCGCGCCGGCGGCGCCGCCGAAGCTCGCGAACGTCACCACGTACGCGAACAAGGGCAACACGGCCCAGCGCAAGACCGGTGAGGACTGGACGGCCCAGTTCAACGTCCTCCCGATCATCGGGGACGACGGGTCGCTGCAGCCCGAGCTCGAACTGCTCCTCGCCGCCGCTGACGGTATCGGTGCGGAGAACCTCATCTGGTTCCAGTACTACCACGCACGTGTCGCGTCGCTGGCGTACCAGGGCACCGCGGCCGTCGAGGTCACCCGTCAGAACACGGGCCCCGAGGGCGAGATCGAGTTCTACTCGATCACCCTCACCGGCCAGGGCGACCGGGTGAAGGTGCAGAACCCCGCGACGGCGCCCGGTGGCGACTCCAACGAGGGCGCCATCGACCCCGACGGGGAGTAGCACCCGCTGACTGCAGGGCCGGGGTTCGTGGATGGCCCCGGTCCTGCACCACACATCCACTCATCCGCACCGTTTCAGGAGGAACACGCATGTCCATCACCGCTTTCGAGCGTGGCCGCTCACTCGTCTTCACGATCGGCGACCAGGCCGAGCCCGACCATGTCACCATCACCGTCCCGCCGCTGCCTGTGCGCGACGGCGCCCTGCTGCTCGCCGAGTACGTCGGTGTGGTGTTCGGCGAGGCCGACAGCATCGAGGAGCTCGGACGCAACGCCGAGTCCATGGCCCGGCGTGCCGTGGGGCCGACCGCGTGGGAGGCCCTGCAGGAGCTCCGCGCGGAGGAGTCGAACACCGTCATCAACGCCGCGGTCATGTGGAACGTGCAGGGCGGCGGCATGCAGCTCGTCCGCGACATCATCGCCGGCGACCCCCGGGTCACGGTCCCAAAAGCACGAGAGGCCCTGCTGAACGAGCACGACCTCTCTCAGGCTTCCGCAGCGCTGGGGACATTGCTCAGTGGGGCGTTGGAGTCCCTGACCCCGTCACAGGACGGTACCCCCGATACGACTATCCCGACTGGTACCTCGACGCCCTCCGAGGGCTGACGGCACCCGCCGACAACACGGAACCGCCTCGACCCACACTCACCGACCGTGACGTGTGGGTCGAGGTGTTTCGCACCTGGTCCGAGGTGACCGCGCTTGACCTGCACCAGGTCTACGGCATCGACGACCTCGACCTCTTCGCCCGCAACGACCGCCCGTGGCGGTGGGCAATCACCCGCATTCTCGGCCTTCTCGATCTCCCTGAGACCCGGTTGCGGGCGGTGATCGACGGCCTCACCAAGCAGTAGAGGAGGCCCGCCGATGGCGTTCAACGCTGGCGAGCTCGTCGCCACTATCCGACTCGATGGGCAGGACGCGGTCGCGCGTGGCCTGGACCACACCGGCCAGAAGTTCACGGCCACGCAGCGTGCCGCGGATGCGGCGGGGAGGGCGGTGTCCGGGGCGTTCCGGGGTGCATCGCTCGCGACCGGCGCGGCCGCGGCGACCGCTGTCGGTCTGACGTCGAAGATCATCGCCACGGGTACCGCGTACAACGCGCTGCAGCAGTCTTCGCGTGCGGCGATGAACACCCTCATGGGTGGCGCGAAGCAGGCGAACGCGCAGATGGACAAGCTCGACGCGTTCGCGAAGAACAGCCCGTTCTCGAAGGCCACGTTCATCCAGGCGCAGCAGCAGCTCATCGGCTTCGGCGTGGAAGCGAAGAACGTCATCCCGATCCTCGGCGCGGTGCAGGACGCGACCGCGGCGGTCGGCGGCAACAACGAGACCATCTCGGCAATCGTCGACATCATGGCCAAGATTCAGTCTTCGGCCAAGATCACCGCCGAGGACCTGAACATGCTCGGTGGTCGCGGTATCGACGCGGCGACGATCATCGGCTCGCAGATGGGCAAGACCGGCGCCGAGATCCGGGAGTCCATCACCAAGGGCACGCTGGGCGCCGATGAGGCGCTCACCGCTCTGACGACGGGGATGCAGACGAAGTTCGACGGTGCCGCCGCGAACGTGAAGAACACGTACGACGGCATGCGCGACCGCATCAAGGCCTCGACGCGCGACATCGGTGCGGCGATCGCTGAACCGTTCGTGTCGAAGCAGGGCGGCGGCATGGCGGTGGCCTGGGGAAACCAGGTCGCTGACGTGTTCCGTGCCGTGGAGAAGCAGGTCCCGGCGGTCATGGCCGTCGTGGAGAAGCGCGGCGGTACCGCGTTCGCGGGTATCACGAAGCAGCTCGACGCGATGAAGGTGTCGGTCAAGTCGTTCGACCCGGGCCGTATCGAGTCGTTCCTCGATGGGATCGGCGACAACGCGCCCGCTGTCGCGGGTGTTGCTGGCGCTGTGCTGGCGATGAACACCGGCTTCCTGAAGGGCATCCCGGTGCTGAGGCAGTTCGTTCCCGCTTTGGCGCCGATCCCGACCGCGTTGGCTGCGATCGCTCTGGCGTCGCCGGAGGTGCGCTCGGCACTCGGTGATGTGCTCTCCTCGTTCGAGCCGCTGCTGCCGGCCGCGGTCGAGCTTGCAGGGACGCTCTCGGGCACGCTCGACGCTGCACTGCCGATCGTGGCGACGGGTCTCGAAGCTGTTGCTTCGGTCGCGAAGCCTGTCGCTGACGTTCTCGCGAAGATCCCCGGGCCGGTGCTGTTGGGGGCGGCAGCGTTCCTCGCGCTGTCTCGCAACTCCGGCATGCTCGGCGCGGGGCTGAAGACTGCGAACACCGCCTTGCAGACGTTCCGCGACCAGATGAAGGTGCAAGCCGCTCTGGGCGCGATGAGCGGTCAGGCTGCTGCGGCCGGTGGAGCTTTCGCAGTCGCTGGAACGAAGGTCACGGGGTTCGGGAACGCGCTCAAGGGGGCGTTCCTCTCGAACCCCGTCGGTCTGGCGTTGACGGGCATCTCGATCGCGGCTGGCCTGGTCGTCGGCGCGTTCACGTCGGCGGGTGAGGCTGCTCAGAAGTCGAAGGAGCAGATTCGCGCGCTGCAGGACACGCTCACCGAAACCGGTGCGGTTACCGAGTCCACCGCTGAGCAGATCTCGACCAACCTGCAGGAGAAGTTCGACGCGATCAGCGGCGAGCAGGTCGAGAAGGTGCTGAAGGACCTCGGGGCTGACGCCGATGTGCTCGCTGACTCCCTCGTCAAGGGAGGGCCAGCTTTCGACGAGTACGTTGCGAACCTCAAGGAGATCGCCTCTCAGACCAAGGAGGTTTCGGCCGGGGCCGGCGGTCGCGTCTACCTCACCGAGGGGATGACCGAAGAAGCGGTGGCCGCGCAGAAACTCCTCGACGCCCTCTCCGCCGTGGACTCTCAGCTAGGTGAGTCGCAGGACAAGATGCGTGCTGATGCGGAGAAGCACCGGGCTGCCCGGGCGGCGATGACCGACTCGGCCAGGGCTGCTGAGGACTGGGCTACCGCCGTAGGGATCGCCTCGGACAGCACAAACACGGCGACGGAGCGCATCAACGCGATGCGGCAGGCGCTCGATCTCCTCAACGGTGGTGCCATGTCCGCTGCGGAAGCGCAGCGCGCAGTTGACCAGAGCGCGCGCAGCATCTCCGAGGCGCTGTCCGAGACGGACAAGAACGGCAAGAATCTCGCCTCAACCTTGATCGATTCGGCCGGCGCGATCGACACCACCACGGAATCCGGAGACCAGCTCTACCAGAGCTTCGCAAACCTGCGAGACAACGCCGACAACGCGCTTGTCTCCATGGTCAACGCGGCAGATGAGTCGGGCGAGGCATGGACGAAGGCAGACGCCGAGTCCGCCGTTCAGGGGTACGTCGACTCCATTCGATCCGCTGGCGAGGCGGCGGGGCTTTCGAAAGAGCAGATCCAGGGCCTCGTTGACCAGTGGGTTGGCCAGCCAGAGGAGAAGGCGTTCATCCTCTCGTTCACGGGCGATGAGGAGGTCCGCAAGAAGCTGGCGACGCTTGCTCAGGAGCTCGGTTTGCTCCCCTCGCAGGTCGCGTTCGCGGTTTCGAGTGACGGGACCGTGGACGCAGCTCGCCTTGAGGTTCTGAGGCTTGGCGCCGATGTCCTGAACCTGCCCGAGGGCAAGTCGCTGAAGATCGACGCGCCGTCGGCTGGCGCACGGGCGGAACTTGAGGCGCTCGGGTTCAAGGTGCAGGAGCTCCCTGACGGGCGCATCGAGGTCACACAGACGGGAGCCCAGACCGCGGGCAACCAGATTGCCGAGGTCGCGAACCGCAGCTACACGGCGACGATCCGCGTCACCCGAGTCGAGGAGATTCAGCGGGCGTACACGGACCCTGTCGCGGGTAAGCCGCTGATCCTGCAGGGCCCGGGTTCCCGGAACGGGAATCTGTTCGACGGCGGCAAGGCGCAGGCCTTCGCGAACGGTGGTTTCCCGACCGGGATCTACGCCGGCCGGCCGGGTGCGATCCACAAGTTCGCTGAACCGGAAACGGGCTGGGAGGCGTACGTCTCCGGCCGACCAGGTCAGGAGCCACGGAACCGGAAGATCCTCGAGGAAGCCGCCGCGCGTCTTGGCGGTGTCGCGATGTTCGCCAACGGCGGGCTGACCGGCGCCAGGCAGGGCGGCGTGACGGCGTTCGCCAAGGGCGGGCTCACCGACGACCAGAAGCGGCTCCTGTCCGGGGTGTCTGGCATCCGCTCGTCGTGGAACCAGGCGCAGCGGCGCGGGGAGAACCGTGCCGCCGGCCGCGAGGGCAACGGGCTGTCGCTCGTTGACGAGGTGTTCCGGCTCGCGGAGACGTCGGGCAAGCGCTCGGCGGCATCGCTGCGCCGCACCGGCTTGTCGTCCGAGAAGCAGTTCCTGAAGCTCGAGAAGCAGTCGGACAAGGCGGAGAAGGCCGTGACCCGAACGACGACGGCACTGTCGAAGGCGAAGGACAAGCTCGCGGATCTCCGCTCTGCGGCGGCGTCGATGGCGTCGTCCGTGGCGTCAGCGGTGCGCCGGTTCTACGACCTCGGCACGATCGGCGCGGTGAAGACCGAGAAGGTGCAGGAGACTCGCCAGGTCGGCACCGGCCGGAACGCGTACTACGAGACGCGCGAGGTCGAGAAGACCACGAAGCCGACCGCATCGACGATCAAGTCCGGGATGCAGAAGAGCGCGGCGGCGATCAAGAAGTTCGCCGACACGTTGAAGAAACTGCAGAAGAAGGGCTACCAGCCGGGGTTCCTCGCCGAGGTTGCCGAGCTCGGTGTCGAGGAGGGGCAGCCCGTCGCGGATGCCCTGCTGAAGGCGTCGACCGCGGACCGCAACGCCATCAACTCGGCGTACAAGACGATCAACTCCCAGTCGAACGCGGCGGGGAAGACCGTTGCGGATGCGAACTACGCCTCGCTGATCAAGAAGGCCGAGGCGCAGCAGAAGACCGCGCAGAGGGCTGCCGACCAGGCGAAGAAGGACGCGAAGGCTGTCCAGGCCCGCATGGGCAAGGAAACGGATCGGCTCATCAAGGCGATGTCGAAGGCGCTGAACTCCGGCAAGGGACTGGCGTTCGCAGACGGCGGCATGATCACGGCGTTCGCGAACGGTGGCCCACGGGTGTCTCAGATCGCTACCGGCGGTCAGAACATCCTCTGGGCGGAACCGGAGACGGGCTGGGAGGCATACATCTCGGGGAAGCCGTCGATGCGAGCCCGGAACATCGACCTGATGGAGAAGGTCAACCGTCGGATGGGTTCACCGTTGACGTCGTCGCCCGCGCCGAACATCACGAACAAAGGAGACACGATGCAGGTCAACTACCACGCCGCTCCGTCGTCGGCGCCGATCAGCGATGAGCAGCAGCTCACACGGCTGACACGGCGCGCGTACGCGGCACGGGCACGCATGCGGACGAGGAGGTAGGGCGTGGCCGGCATCGAGTTCGTCATCGTCTCCCCTGTCGGCGATGTGGTGCCTCTCGCGTCCGGCGTGAACGATCCCGGCGACTTCCGTCTCATGACGGGGGTCGTCGGGTTCGGGGCGCCGGGCGTCGACGTCAATGCGCGGGATTCCGCCGGCGGTGGGCTGATCGTGCGCAACTTCCGGGTGCAGGCGCGTTCGTTTAATCTGCCGGTCGGTATCGACGCGGTGGATCGTTTCGACATGGCTGACAAGCAGCGCCGCCTCGAGGCTGCGACGCATGCGCAACCGGGCTTGCCTTATCCGCGTCTGCGCGCCACGTACGCGACCGGGCGGGTGCTCGAGCTTCCGTTCTACGTGACCTCCGGTTTCGAGGAGACGTACACGGAGACGGGCGAGCGGTGGACGGTGTTCGACCTCACCGCGACGGCCCCGAAGCCGTACTGGCGGGACACGGAGACGCGTGACTTCGCGATCACGCCACCGCTCGAGGGCGTGCCGCTGCTCACCAACCTGGCGACGATCCCGCTGACTGCGGGTGCACCGTCCGGTGAGCTCACCGTGACGAACCCGGGCGACGTCGCGGTGCCGCTCGAGTGGGAGGCCGTCGGCCCGTTCACTCGCGCCGAGATCACGGTGGGCGGCGACCGGTTCGTCATCGGAGCGCTCACGAGCGCTGAGGCTGTCATCATCCGGGCGTCGCAGGCGGGCGGGTTCACCGTTCAGGACGGGTCCGGCGGGGACGCGTACTCGAAGATCGGCCCGGCTCCACGATTCCCATCGATGCCGGCGGGTGTCCGCCAGGTGCGCGCCACGGTCACGGGCCAGGCGTCGGGCTCCCGCATTACAGGCCGGTTCCGTCCGGCGTATCGCAGCGTGTTCTAGGGAAGGACTCATGCAGAGAACGAACTTCTACAAGGACCCGATGATGTCGTTCGACTCGACGGTCCCCCAGCCGAAGCCCACCGTCCTGGTAGGCACCGTCGGCCAGGTGAAGGACGGAAACGGCCCGTTCGGGACGATGAGCTTCGCCTCGCTGGCGACGATGGGTCAGTTCAACATGACCGGGCTCGCGCTGTTCGGCGGGCCGTTGTCGGCATGGCTGCCGGCCGGTGTGGGGGCGGTGACGCTCTCGCTGTACGTACGCGCGTCGATCGAGTGCGAGATCCGCATCACCACCACTGCCAGCGGGAACACGATGATGACGCCGTTCATCGTGCCGCAAGGCGAGTGGACCCGACTGGTGGTCACGATCAGCATCGGCACCTCGTCGGCCATGGCCGCGTACTTGGAAGCTGACCCCACGAGCGAGGCCGGGCCTCGGCGAGTCGAGATCGCCGCCGTGCAGCTTGAGGAGGGGTCGGAGGCTACCCCGTTCTTCGCGGGTGACTTCTCGTCCTCGCCGATGTGGCAGAGCTCATGGCTTGGCGAGCCGGGCCGGTCAGCGAGTGTCGCGCGTATCCGTGACGAGGTGCCCACCGCGCCGACGTACGAGGTCCCGGCCGTGGAGATCCGCGACCGCAACCGCAACCGGGTCGGCCTCCTCGCCGGCGCTGACTCGGTAACGATCAGCCCGCGGAAGAACACCACCGGCGTGTGGACAGCGGTGCTGCCGGCGCGCGTCCTCGACGACGACGGCAACGAGGTCTTGAACCGGTCCGCCCAGCTGCTCGCGGAGGACGGCGCCGGCATCCGCACCGTCCTCCCCGGAGGGCGGGCGGTGTCCGGCCCTGTCGAAACCCGAGCACTGGACGAGTCCACCGACGACCCCGGCGGCACGTGGACCTTCACCGGGTGCACGGACATGCACATCCTTGAGGACGACGTCGCTTACCCGGACCCGTCGAACGCCGCCCCGGGCATGCAGTCGAAGACGAAGGACTACCGCAAGGGTGCAGCGGAGACGCTGATGCGCGCGTTCGTGTCGGACAACATTGGCCCGACCGCGCCCACCGCACGCCGCCTCACCGGGCTGACGTTGACCCTGGACCAGGGGCGCGGCGGCACGGTCGAAGGCACCGGGGAATGGCAGAGCCTCCTCGAGCTCCTACAGGGCGTCGGGCGGGTCTCCGGTCTCGTGTTCGACGTGTTCCAGAACGATGACGGACAGCTCGTGTTCGCCGTTGATACACCCGTTGACGCGGCAGCGCACGTGCGCATGTCGGTGTACAACGGCGACCTGGACTCCACGTCCGCCACCTCGGCCGCGCCTGCCGCGACGGAAGTCCTGGTCTTGGGGCCAGAGGACGAGACGACGGTGCGCCGCACGGTCATCCGCCGCACCACGGCGACGTCGGAGGCCGCTGCGACGCGTTGGGGGCGGCGCCGCGTGAGAGTCATCGACGCGCGCGGGTCAGAGACCGCAACGGAGATGGCGCAGGCGGGCGACGAAGAGCTCGCCGACGGCGGCGACACGGTCACATCGGTGAAGGTCGTGCCGGCCGATGGTGCTGCTGCACGCGCCGGCATCGACTGGTGGCTCGGTTCGCTTGTCGCGGTCGACGTCGCCGGCGTGGAGATGGTCGCCGAGATCACTGAGGTGAACTTCATGATCGCGGCGGAGGGCGTTCTCGTCACGGCGACGGTCGGCGACAGTGTCGGCTACGACGAGGCCGAGGTCGTCGCGGCGCGGCTCGCGGACCTTGAGTCCCGGACGTCAGCTGTGGAACGCACCGCGTCTGCCACGGCCAACGCCGGGACCCGACTCAACAACCTCGAAGTGCGCGTATCGACGCTGGAAGCTGCGGAGTCCTCACGGCTCGCGATGGCAGCGGGCACCGTGCTTGTCGCCCCCGGCACGCCGACAACCGTCACAGTGGCGTACCCCGCGGGGCGATTCTCGACCACGCCGTCGACTGTCGCGGGCCCCGCGACGGGAGTGCCGCAGTACGTACTGGTGTCCGTGTCGAACGAGTCCGCAACGTCCTTCCAGATCGTGCTGAGGCGCTCGGGTTCCACCAACACGGGCGTCCGCTGGATCGCAATGGAGAGAGGCTGACATGTTCATCGAGATCGACCGCGACGGGGAGACGCTTCGCGTCCCTGCCGTCATCGTCAGGTGCACCTCCGCGACCTGCAGCAACGCCGGCCTGGACCTCATCATCCCGGCTGACTACGGCGACTCCATCATCTGCGGCGTCTGCCGCACCGCCATCACCGAGATCACGGCACCGCCAGAACCAGCGGCGCCGCTCGCCATCGAGCCCCCCAGACAGGAGCCCACCGCATGACCATCACCGCATACCCCAAGGCCGGCCAGCTCGTCACCGAGGAACAGTGGTCGCGCTACTTCGAGACGATCACCGACAACGGACCCGCGAACGGGTTCACCGTCACAGCGAACGCCTCAGGCATGACCGTGCAAGTCGCCGCCGGGCTCGCCTACGTCCGAGGGCACGCCTGCATCTCAGACGCCACCGAGACGCTCGCGATCGCCGCAGCACCATCGACCGGGAACAAGCGCATCGACACCGTCGTGCTTCGACTGAACCGCGCCCTGTCCCCCATCGTGCAACTCGCCGTGAAGACCGGCGTCGCCACCACCGGGACACCGGTCGCCCCGGCACTCGTCCAGGAGCTCAACGGCATCTGGGAGGTTCGCCTGCGAGACGTGAACGTCGCATCCGGACAGACCAACGTGGGCAGCACGCACCTCGGCCCGGCGAACCCGATCATGGGCGGTATCAACGAGCTCGCGTTCGCGAACCGGCTCTCGAATGCCGGCGCCGCGACCACGGCAGGGTTCAAGAAGATGATGGACGCCTACCGGGCGTCGCTGCGGACCACGTTCTCCCTGCCGTCGTCCGCCGCCGTGTCCGGATGGTCTGTCGAGGGAACCCTCTACGCCGACATGGGCATCGTCCAGGCGGCGTTCTGGATCACCCGCACCGGTGCCGCGATCAGCGTTCCGTCCCACGGCAACATCGTGAACGAGGACATGTTCAACATCCCCGACGGGTGGCGTCCGTGGCGTGCCGCCGCAATGAGCACGATCGGCACCGGCCCTGTCACTACCGGTGCGATCTACCCGGGCGGGCGCGGACTACTCACGGCGGTCGCGGGCGGGTCCACGATCCCCCGCGGCTGGGAGGTCTCGCTCGGCAGCACCTACATCCGCGCCTGACCCCGTCACCTGACCGGCCCCGCCACTGTGCGGGGCCTTTCTCATGCCCCCGAAAGGAGCATCATGTCTACCCCCGCTTTCCCCTTCTCCCTGTCCCGGGTCACGTCCGAGTTCGGGCGCCGATGGCTCAGCCTCAACGGCGGCTTCTGGAACAACCACGAAGGCATGGACTTCGGCGTCGGCCTCGGCACACCCGTGCCTCTCGCCGCAGACGGCAAGCTGTCCGCATCCGGCCGATCGCACCCACTCTGGGGCAACTGGCTCGAGTACGACCACGGCCCGTTCAAGACCCGGTATCACGGCGTCACGCCGGCGTCGGTGCCGTCCGCCCCTCGCTCGGCCCCGAAGGGCGCGATCATCGCGCACACCAGCCAGCCTGGCGCGTCCACCGGCCCGCACCTTCACTTCGAGCTCGTTGTCGGCGGGCGCAAGGTCAACCCGCGGAACCTCACGAAGTACCGCGGCACGTACAAGCACGTCACCGGGTCGGCTGCCGGCGCCGCCGCGTCCCGCGTCGTCGTCGACGGGCTGTGGGGCAAGCAGACCATCACGGCTGTTCAGAAGGTCCTCGCACGCACCCTCGCGGTGAAGGTCGACGGTGCCTGGGGCTCGCAGTCCATCAAGGCGCTGCAGAAGTCCCTCGGCGTCGCCCAGGATGGCCGGTTCGGCCCGCAGACGATCCGCGCCTGGCAGAAGCGCCTCCGCGTGACCGTCGACGGGAAGTGGGGCAAGCAGTCCGTCACGGCGCTGCAGAAGCGCATCAACGCAGCGAACCGGATCTACGCATGAACAGCCGGCCGCGCCTGAACGGGCTCCGCGGAGCCGGCCTCCTCGCCGGCGCCGTGTACTGCCTCACCCGCGGGCTCGGCTACCTGCCCATCGCCGGCGACGTCCCGGAGAAACTACCAGGCGGGCTGCAGCTCCTCGCCACTGCGCTCTCGATCGAGGTGTGGGGCGGCATCTGGCTATGCATCGGCATCGTCTGCGCGCTGCGCGCCTTCTCCCCGAACGACGCCCTCGCCTGGGGGCTACTCGTCGGCATCATGGCCGCATGGGGTGCCGCCTACGCACTCGGCTGGGGCCTCTCGCTCCTCGTCAGCCCCGGCTCCCGCGAGTGGCTGTCCGCCCTGACCTACCTCGGGCCCGCCGCGATCATCGCCGCGCTCTCCGCACGAACAGCACGGAGGGACGATGCCCAGTGAAGCCTACGGATGGTTCGCAACCGCAGCCGTCGCAGTGATCGGAGCGTTGGCGACCATCGGCGCCGCGCTCGCAAACAACAGCGGCCGCCGCGAGAACAACCTCATCGAGCAACTGCAGGAACAGTCCAACACGCAGGCGCAGCAGATCGGCGGCCTGCTCAAGCGTGAGCGCGCCCGAGACGACTACATCGAGCAGCTGCGCCTGCACATCTCGAACGGCAACCCGCCACCCCCACCGCCCTGGCCCGACGACCTCCGTCGGTGACCCACAACCACGAAGGACACATCATGGCAAAGCACACCACCACCTCCGACACGATCTGGTTCCCCGCGCAGCGTGCCTGGCGCACAGCGCTGGCCGTCGGCGTCCCGGCACTGCTGGGCCTGGTCGTCATCCTCCCCGAGGTCATCACGGCCGTGCTCGAGGGCTACGGCGATCAGGTGCCTGAGGGCCTGCGGCTGTGGCTGCTCGGCGCGGCCGCGTTCATCACGACCACGGCGTCCGTCGTGTCGCGGGTCATGGCGATCCCCGGCGTCGACGCTTGGCTGCGACGTTGGACCCCGTTCGGCTCTGCGCCGCGCGGCGAGTAGCGGCGTCTTCGCGGGGCGCCCGCTTCGGCGAGCACCCCGCGGTGCCGTCAACGTGCGTCTGTTGGCATTTTGTGTAAGGGTTCCGCTCAGCGAGTACACATTCCGCCAAACAGGTGCAAGTTGGTCAAATGTGCCATAATCGGCCCATGGCTACCACCAGTGAGTTCAACGCTCTCGTTAGGGCAAGCACTCTTGAGGACGTCGGCAACGACGGCCTCACCGACAGCGAGCGTAACGCCTACGCCGCAAAGTACCGGGCCGTAGCCGGACGAAGGAGCATCACCCCTGAAGAACGGCGGTTGATGAAAGCCTTCCGCGCTAACCGTGGGGCCCGTTAAGCAAGAAGCAGCTTGGAGCTTGGCTAAGCCGCATCACTCACACGAGCTACAGCAGTTCGTCTGTACTACTCCTCCGAAGAAGCTGCACGACAAGTACCGCGGCAATTACCATCCGAAGCCGTGGGCGCTAGAAGTTCAGTCAGCCATTCGGAACATCCGCCCGCATGGACGCGACACGAATGACTTGATTCGGCTAGGGCATGTCGATGGAAGGCTTGCCCACGTTTCGGAACTGTTCTTCTCGCGTGAGGAACGAACTTTGGCGATCCTCTTGATAGCGACCCATCGTGAGTTTCAGGGAACGGGCCTCGGGGCCCAGTCTCTCGAGAAGACTGTAGAGCTCTTCAACAAGCTTCGTGACGACAACCACGCAGACGAGCTCGTAGCGCGAATCCACCAGAGCAACGACCCGAGTAAGGGGCTTTTCGAGAAGGCGGGATTTGCACCGGGCGGGTCGGTCAGCAAAGACTCCGATTACGTTTTCTGGATGCTTGCAGATGGCTAGACCTCGCGGGGCACTCACTTCGGTGGGTGCCCCGCGTTTTGTCGTTGGTGCCGCGTCCACGTCGACCAGGTGACCTCGGCGGCCATGCGTAGGTCTGGGAAGTAGCCGATGAGGGACCGCCCCTCGGACTCGGCGGCGTAGGTCACGGCACGGTACAGCTTCCGGTCCCGCACGGTCACGGTGCGGATGATCGCGATGCGCCGGTCACGGTCGGCGACGAGCCACTGACCGGGAGGGAACTCCGTCAGCAAGCTCATGGGGGTCCAGTGCTGCGCCACGATCCGTGACGCTACCGGTGACGGCTGACGTTCAGTCGCGCTCGACCATCCATTGCAGCGGGCGCCACCCGTCTGGTATCTGTGCTTCGGCGAGTTCCTTCGCGGCCTCGTAGTTGTCGGCCTCGACGGTGATCTCGCGGATGCCCGACGGGGCGACCGTCACCTCAACACGCAT